ATGATTGCCACAATTTTTCAGGCTGCTGGTGCAGCACTTATAGCCATTGGTGTCGGCGCGGTGTTTTTGCCGTTGGGTATTGTTGTTGCCGGTGTTGGTATTTTGTTGTTTGGTTTGGCGATTGAGCGAGGTCAGAAGTAATGCTGAATAAGTTGTTTGAGCAGCGAGCTGTTTCGTTCCAGACTGTTTGGGGAACTGGCATTGAGCCTGGCATTGAGTCAAATGCTGGTGTTGCTATCAATGGCAAGAACGCTTTTGAGATTGTTGCGTTCTTTTCGGCGGTGAGCCTTATCAGCGACACGATTAGCACTTTGCCTTGTGATGCGTTTATTCGTGTTGACGGTGACCGTCAGCCTTACAGACCTAAGCCAACTTGGGTCGATCAGCCTGATGTGGACACTAGCCGTCAGGCACACTACGGTTCGCTTGTCACTTCTCTAATGGTTTATGGCAACAGTTACACGCGAGTTTTCCGTGACCGTAATGGTGAGGTTGTTAACCTTGTGGTTCTTGATCCGAACACTGTTGAGGTGAAGCGCGACAGCATTGGTCGCAAGACTTTTGTGGTTGGCAACGAGGGCAAGACTTTGACCACCGATGATGTTATTCACATCATTGATTTGGCTGAACCTGGTTCGTTGGTAGGTATCAGCCGTGTCAATAAGTTGAAGGATGCGCTTGGCGTTGCCACGGCTTTGCAGGCCTATGCTGCTCGGTTCTTTGGTCAGGGCGCAACTACTCAGGGCGTGATTGAGTATCCAGGCGCACTTACACAGGAACAGGCTTCTAACCTAGTTGCCGGCTTCGATAGTCGACACAGAGGTTGGCGTAAAGCGCATAAGACCGGTGTGTTGTCTGGTGGCGCAAAATACACTTCGACTAGCGTTCCTAACGATCAGGCACAGTTCTTAGACAGCCGCCGTTTTGCGGTTGAGGAAATGGCTCGTGCGTTCAACATTCCGTTGCACATGATGGATGTGCCAGGTGCATCCAGTTACGCGTCTTCTGAGAATAACAATTTACAGTTCATAAGCCACACGCTTAGACCTATTCTTGAAAAGATTGAGTGGAGTTATAGCAAACTATTGCCAACGCCAGCAGCCTTCATCAAGTTCAACTTCAATGCTTTGTTGCGTGGCGATTTGCAGTCGCGCATGACTGCTTACAGCGTCGGCACACAGGCCGGTTTCATGTCGGTAAACGATGTCCGTCGACTTGAAGACTTGTCACCCGTGCCTGATGGCAACCAGTTCCGTGTGCCGTTGGCAAACATTGACTTGGCACAGACCGCCGTGATTGAAGAAGAAAAGCGTGTCAAGATGGCGCAGATGCTTATTCAGGTTGGTTTTGACCCTGCCGAAACTTTGGCTGGTCTTGGTTTGCCACCGATCATGCACACAGGCGTTCCTAGCACTCAGCTGCAACCTGTTGCACAGATTGACCCTGCTGACCCTGGCACGGTTTACTGATGGCGATTAGTTCTGGTCAACTTACTGTTGGCACGACACGAGTGCAGATTGATGGCACAAGCCAAAGTGTTTACCGTTTGCACATTCACAATAACGACAATCAGATAAATCTTTACTTGGGCGGTTCGGATGTAACTACGGCTAACGGCCTAATTTTAGAGAAAACGGACACGACAGAGATTCAGGTTTCGCCAGGCGATGCGGTCTGGGTTGTGTCTAGTTCAACAAATCATTTAGTCAGTTATTTGAAGGTGACCTGATGCCGTATTTCATTGCTAAAGACCGTGAGGGTTGCAAGGGTGGTTGGGCTGTTGTCGATGAGGCCGGTGTGATTTTGGGTTGTCATGGCGATAAGCAGTCGGCCATTGATCAGGCTGTTGCTGTGAGCATTGCCACGGATGAATCTTTTGGTGGTGAACGAGCTGCTGTTGGTGAGTTGTCTGTTGGCGATTATGTGCAGTGGGCTGATGGCGAAGACACCATGTTTGGTGAGGTTTACAAAGTTGAGGGCGAAAATGCTCAGGTAAAAATCTATGAAGATTCTGAAGGCATTTACATTGAGTCAATGTTGTTGGCGCTTGTGCCTGTTGCTGATTTGACAAAGATTGCTGATTTGCCAACTGTTGAGGGTGCTGCTGTTGGTGATGCACAGGCGAACATTGCAGACATTGATGGCACTTTGGTCACTTTTCAGGGTGACAAGAATGAAAAGGTTTATGCCTATTTTGACAGTTTTGAAGACACAGAACTAATAATCATCACGGCAAGGTTGGAGTCTGAGCGCACTGACACGGTGGCTGAGTTGGATTCGTTGGATGTTGATTATGACCAGTTGCTGATGAAGCCGAACGCTGATTTAGATTCGACTGAGTGGAAGAAGCAGACAGCTGAGAAGTTGCTGGAAACTTACAATGTGATGGTTGCTGTGGATGACAATGCAGACATTCGTGCGGCCTATGCAGATTTGGGTATAACAGCTATTTCACCGGCTGATGTTCCTGATGTTCCTGAAGCGCGTGCAATAGATCAGGAAGCACCGGCTTACATGAGGGCAGCTGCTCGTCGTGGCCTTGCTTATTATGAGCAGGGTTTGGCTGGTGATGGTGTCGTAGATCGCACGATTGCTGAGGCGCGTGAGATGGTTTCGGGAACTGTGTCTGATGACAAGTGGGTTCGCATTGCTGCTTGGATTGCAAGACACTTGACTGACCTCGATTCACCTGATGCTGACCCTTCATCTGACAACTATCCGTCTGCTGGTGTTGTTGCGCATTTGTTGTGGGGCAGTGGGCCAAGTAAGCGAGCTGCTGAACGCACACAGGCTTATGCAGAATCGGTGGTTGCTAGAATTAGAGCAGAGCAGGAAAGAGATTCGATGATAACTGACAACCGTGCTAAGTGGGCTAATGTGGCCACAGCGATTGTGAACCGTCTTGAAGATCGTGCGAAACCTAAGCATGAAGAACGAGTCAATGTTATTGAACTTGAGGTTCGCGAAACCGGTGACGGTATGACCTTTGAGGGTTACGCTGCCGTGTTTAATTCTGAGTCTGAGGACTTGGGTGGTTTCCGCGAGTTTATTGCGCCTGGTGCGTTCAAGCGTTCTTTGCAGTCACGCAATGAGGTGAAGTTGTTGTGGAATCACGATGCTGGTGAGCCTTTGGCTTCTGTGCGTGGTGGCACTTTGAAACTGACCGAGGATGCTCGTGGGCTGAAGGTTGAGGCTCGCCTGGCTAACACTAGCCGTGGTCGAGATGTGGCAGAGCTTATTCGTTCAAAAACTGTGGACTCTATGTCATTTGGATTTTCAGTTATCAAAGACACTTGGGAAGGTAGCGTTCGCACCTTGAACGCTGTCAGACTTTTCGAGATTTCTCTCGTTAGTTGGCCGGCATATCAGGCCACTTCAGGCACTGTGTCTATCCGCTCATCAAACACCATTGATGCCGACCAGTTGGCAGATGCGTTATTCAAGTTGGAATCAGGTGAGGAACTTGACCCGACATCTGCAAGCCTCATCACTGAGGTTGTTGCCAAACTGACTAAGACAGAAGAAGTGCAAGAAGTCCAGGGCGACATTCTTGCGTTGAAACAAAAGAAACTTGATTTGCTATTGAAGGGAATGTAATGCCTACTAAAGAAGAATACGAAACTGCAATTAAGGTCATCAATGAGATTGCTGGTTCACCTAGCAGCGGTGTTATTGCCGAACTGGTTAAAGACATCGAATTGGCATCAGCACCGGCCAAAGAAGTTCGTGTGACTGAGGCAAAAGAAACTCGTTAGATCGCAGTTCTTTTCCCCTGCCAGTTTTCTTACCCTTTTCTGGCAGGGGTTTTCTTTTACGCAGTTATGTTGCGTTTACTAAACTTATTTACAGGTTCAGCGTTAGCGCGGCCACCTGTTCTGTGTTATTCACGGCAGACAATTCATCTAACCTATTTGAAAGGAAATCATGTCTGATTTCATCAAGGGTCAGGCTGAAGTTCGCAACAACCTAATCGCACAAATGCGTGAGGTTTTGGATGACGCTGAGAAGCGTGGCGGACTAACTGCTGAAGACTCACAAAAGATTGACCGTATCGAAGCTGACATTGCTCAGCGCGATGCTGCTATTGCTACTGCTCAGAAGGTTGCACAGCGTTCAGCTGAGGCTGCCGAGGCTGCTGGCTCATTTGCACCAGAAGTTGCTAAGACTTCAGACGATGCAGATGTTCTTCGCGCTATCGCTCGCGGCGAGATTCGTTCACACGAGTTCAACCGTGAAATGCGTGCAGCACTAACACCATCAAGCAACACTGTTGGCCAGTCATTCTATGACCAGGTTTTCCAGATTGCTACCCTTGTTGGCCCAATGCTTCAGACTTCTGAAGTATTCAACACGGCCAGTGGAGAGGCGCTTGTTTTGCCTACGGCAACAGCAATTTCTACTTCTGGTTCGGTTGCCGCTGGTGGAACTGTTGCAGAGTCAAACCCAACCTTCTCATCAATCACGCTAAACGCCTACAAGTATGGCGCGATCGTGAATGTTGCTAACGAGTTGGTAAGCGATGCAGGCTTTAACTTGACCGGCTACATTGCTCAGCAGTTGGGTGAGTCGCTAGGTGTGCAGACTAACACTGTTCTAACTGGAACTCTTGTCGGCGCTGCTGGCTCAGTTGTTACTGGTGGAACTGGCGTTTCAGGTGCTGCTACTTACGAGAACCTAATCGACCTTGTTTACGGTATCGAAGCAGGTGCTCGTGTTCTTCCGAACTTGGGCTTCATGATGGCTAAGAGCGGTATCGCTGCTGCTCGTAAGCTCAAGGATGGTGCAGGTAACTACATCTGGACTAACTCAGCAGTTCCAGGTCAGCCTGCAACCTTGCTCGGTTACCCTGTTTACGAGAACCCTGCTGTTCCTGCTGTTGCTGTTGGTGCGAAGTCTGTGCTTTTCGGGTATTTGCCAGCGTTTAAAGCGAGGGTGGCCGGTGGCGTTTCAATTGCTACCTCAACCGATTTCGCATTCAACACCGATGTAACAAGTTACCGCGGATTGATTCGTGTTGACGGTGGACTAACCCACGCAACACACATTGGTTACTTCAAGGGTGGCGCAAGCTAATCTCGAAGTTCTAAACTGGGAATCCCCTAAGGCGCGTAGACCTTGGGGGATTTCCTTTTAAGTTGCTATTCTGTTTTCATCTACGAAAGGGTGTGCCATGCTCAAAGGCATTGTTTCTTGGTTTTCTAATTCACCGACAGCACCGACCGGTTATGGTGTGCAGTCGAATCAGGTGTTGAATCGCATGATCCGTGATGGCCTTGATGTGGCTGTGTTGTCGAATTATGGCCGCGAGGGTGTGAACGGCACTTGGGCTTCTGAGTATAGTGTTGTGCCTGAGTATGCCAGGGGTGCTGAACCTTATTCGCAGGATGTGACACCGTTGAATCATTTGCATCATGTGGCGGCCATCGAAAAGAAGAAGGGCAAGTTGCCTAATGTTTTGGTGACTCTTTACGATGTTTGGATTATGCGTGGCGATAAGTATGCCGACCTGAACATTGCTTCATGGACACCGATTGACCACAACCCTGTTCCGCCGTTGGTGTTGGAGTGGTGTAAGCGACCTAATGTGACACCGATTGCTATGAGTCGTTGGGGTCAGGAACAGTTGGCTAAGTATGGTGTGGAGTCGGAGTTTGTGCCTCACGCTGTTGAGCCGGTGTTTCAGCCGACTTGGGATGTTGATGGTGTGCCTGTTCGTGATTACATGGGTTTGACTGATGACACTTTTGTTGTGGGCATGAATTTTGCTAACAAGGCTTCTGGTGCGATTCATCGCAAGGCTGTGGCTGAGTCGTTTTTGTCATTCAGTTTGTTTGCCAAAGATAAGCCTGATGCTGTGCTTTATTTGCATACCGATATGTTCGGTTCGTTTGGTGGTTGGAAACTTGACCAGTTGTTGACGAGCTGTGGTTTGACTCGTGATCAGGTGGTGTTCTGCGATCAGGTGTCTTACCGTTACGGCTATTCGCAGGAACATTTGGCGGCGTTCTATTCTTCGATGGATGTTTACCTGGCTGTTAGTTATGGTGAGGGTTTTGGTGTTGGCACGATTGAGGCGCAGGCTTGTGGCACACCGGTTATTGTTTCGGACATTTGTGCCAGCACCGAACTGGTGGGTGATGGTTGGTTGGTTGAGTGTCAGCCGTTGTGGGATGAGGCGCAGAAGTCTTGGTTTAGTGTGCCGAACATTCCGCAGACTGTGGCGGCGTTGCAGG